TGCATTGTATGTGCTTTGCTGCAAGTTGCTAAAATTGCAATGGCTAGTTTTTTCAATTGTTCATCTTTCATGAAAATATTAACACCTGCAACTATTAAAATCAACAATAAATGCAAGAAAGAGTTGTGCTGCCATAAATAATACAAACAAGTATGGCTACTACACAACAAAACATTTCAAGATTTTACACCAACATTCTTGCAAGAGAGTTCTCCAGAGACTTCTTGGCGCGTGTGTTGTCCATCAACTTTGCAGGCGGCGCTACATTCAATGAAGATGAATTGGTGTACGTAAAATCTGCTACTATTCCCAACAGAGCCATCACCAATGTTGGTGTCAACTACATGGGACTGACATTCAACTTGCCAGGCAATGCCACATATCCTGGTTCAGCTGGTTATACTTTGGAGTTCTATTGTGATGCTCGTTCCAACTTGCGCAACAAGTTCATGGCTGAATCTCGCAGAACATTCAATGATGCAACCAGCACTGGTGACTACAATGTTGCAGGTGTAGACAGCATCATCAAATTGGCACAGCTGGACAAAGATCTCAATGCCATCAATGAATATTCTTTGGTGGGTGTATCCATCAGAGATGTAGGACAACTGAGCTACAGCATTGCTGATGGTTCTGGCAGTACAGTAAGCTTCTCAGTTCAAATGGCATACCATTACTTTACTGAGAGTGTAAGCAATGCTTAATTGATTGCAACATTGCTGGTGTAATAAATATACACATGGCAACTTCTGTTCGTGACTTATTCTTGGAGCTCATTGCACCAGGCAATTTCTTTGGCGGCAACAAAGATTTTACAATTCCATTGGACTCACAGTGGGCTTTGTTTATTCATGATTTTCCATCTGTAATTCAGCGCATTTCAGAATTTGAAACTACAACATCAACATTTGGAGGTGAAGGCAATGGAGATTGGAATTTATCTCAAGAGAAATACAATGCATTGGTAGGCGGCCGAGTGCACACTACTTATCCCATGGGTTGTTACTTTGTTGACAGTGTCAGTGTTCCAGGTGAGTCATTCTCGTTGCAAACAGCTGATCTTACCAACAACAATGGTTTCTTGGAAGGTGCAGTAGCAGGCAAAAGAACAGATTTAGCCAGCAGAAATTTTACCACAAGTTTCAGAGAAACAGATTTGGATTTCATTGAAGGCATCATACGTCCTTGGATCATCATGGCATCTTATTATGGGCTGTTTGCATACAGCAACACCAATTTACGCGTCAAAATCCCACGCATTCAAGTCATCAATTTTAGTAAAAACAGAGCTTCTCCAAGACAGTTTACAGGCGCTGGTCAACTCAATGGCGTCAATGCATCTCAACAAGGCATCATATCTGATGACAGAGACAGACCAGTTCGCAAAATTTATAATTTTTATGGATGTGTACCACGCAGCATAGATGACAAAAGACTCAGCTATGCACCAGTGAGTGATGCAGGCTCTCTCATCAGATCAGTGGGGTGGAGTTTTGATAATATGACAGTACAATATGGTGTATGATTTTTTACACCAACATTCATCTGCCTGTCAGCAAACAACATGTGCAGGTGCGAGAAATGAACATGCAGGAATACACTGTGCTGCAAAAGCATTTGATGGAAAGCAGTGATGCAGATGCATCAATGAACATGCTGAGCTTGGCTCAACTGTGTTGCAAACAAGACATCCAACATTTGTGCAATGTAGATGCATTTTACATTTTATGCAAAATTCGTACCATGAGCTTGGGCGATGAATTGCAATTTGTTTTCAATGAAGTCAGCATCAGATGCTCATTGGAAGATTGCATTCAAAAAATGCAAAGCATGGATTTCAATTGCAAAAAAGTTCTCATGGTCAATGGCATGCCCATTGAACTCAATTTGCCGCAGATGCTCAGCATCAAGGATTATGCAGATGTTTTGGAAGGCGTCATTGCAAAAGTTGGTGGCATTGAATTGCACAGTTTGAGTGCAGTGGATCGCATCAGAGTATTGGACAGCTTGCCAGCCACAGTCATGGAACAATGCATTGAATTTACCAAACAAGGCTTTGCAACCATGCAGCTTCATTGGTTCATTCAGCCCAATGCATCAGCTGGTACACCAGGCATTGAACTCAATGCATTCAACAACAGTTTGTTGGAGATTCTCAAATTTATATTCAAAGATGATTTGATGAATACTTACAATCTCAAATACATTTTGGCATCCAAACTCCACATAACACCTGCACAAGCTGATGCATTGTCTCCTGTGGAGTGCAGAATTTATGTGTCTCTGTTGAATGATGAAGTATCCAAACAAAACAAACAGTTGCAAGATCAGAACAATTCATCTAAATACAATTTATGAGCAACATTGACAGCGTAATCCAACAACTCAACACCATTTCTGACTCCCTTGCAGTTGACTGCCCACTGGTCAGCACCCAAAGCACACTGAAATTCAAGCCATTGTCTGTAACACAGCAAAAGCAACTCATCAAAAATGCTACTGGTCAAGCATTGGACACCATCAAAATCTCCAACATCATCAACAAAATCATCATTGACAATGCTGAAAAGCCCATGCAATTCAATGTCATTGACAAAGAAGGCATTTTGTTGGCCATGAAAGTACAAAATGTACAGTCCAGTGAAGAGCAGCAGCTGATGCACAAAGTGTTGCAAACATTGCAAACATTGGATGCTGCATCATCTTTGACAAAAACAGTGCAGCAACACAGCATTGAATTGCAATTGGTGAGTCCTTCTTTGCAGCGTGATAGCGCCATCAACAGTGAGTTCATTGAACAATTCAAAGACAAACAACTGTCCAATACAGACATCATCAGTCAATATTATGTGTATGACATCATCAAATACATTGAGAGTTTCAAGTTGGGCAAAGATACAATTACCTTTACAGAAACCAGCAATGCCAAGGATTATGCTGTCATTGTGCATCATTTGCCAGCAAGTTTGGTTGGACTGGTAGCAGATTATGCTGCTGAATCCAAACAAATAGTCAACAAAGTGTTCCAAGAGCACAATGTGCCACTGCAGAGCTCTGCATTTTGAGGATAAATAACTGGGATGAATGAATCTCAGTTACAAGCCATAGTTGCTGCACTTGACCAAATTACTACTCGCATTGGTCAAGCTGCTGACACATTGCAGCAACAAGCACAAAAGATGCAAAAACCTGCAGTCATTGATACTGCAGACAAGCAGCAAAGTGAACAGCTGCAAGAACTGAGGGATCAAAACAAGCAGTTTCAATCCAGCATGTTCAATGTGCAGAACATCTTGTCTTCGTTCATGGGCAAGCAGCAGCAGCAAATTGATGAAGATTCTGTACGCAACAGAGTAGCAGATGGCCAAGTGCAAAATGTTCGCATCATTGGCCTGACCAGTGATGTTGCACAATTGTTGTACAGCAATGCACGCAACAGCAGTCAACAAGAGCAGCAAGGCGGTAGTTTGTTGATGCGCATGTTGATGCCTTTGTTGGGATTGTTGGGTGTAGCAGGTGTTTCCATGGGAGCATTTGAAGCAGGGCCAGGACCAGTGGGCAGCTTGTTGGCTGCAGTTGGCAAATTTATAGATGTTGTAACAGGCTTCAAAAATAAAATTGGAGCTTTTGCAGATATGCTGGGCAGAATTCCTGGACAAATTTCCAGCTTCTTTGGTACAAGTTTTGATGATTTGTTGTTGAACATCACCAGTCGCATTGAAAAAATGTTTCCAACAATTGCAGCTAAAATTCTAGACATTGGCATCAGCATAGGCAAACGTGCATCAGACATCATTGATTTGGTGCCCAATGGATTCAGACGCATTGCATCCATGGTAGGCAGTGCATTGGGCATTGTATTCAAAGGTGGCATCAAGGGTCTAAAATTCATTCCTTACATTGGCAATCTTGTCAACTTTTATTTTGCATATCAAAGATTTTCCACAGGTGATATAGCAGGCGGGTTCATGGAGCTGGCATCTGGTCTTGCTGATTTTGTTCCTGGCATAGGCAACATCTTGGGCATTGGTTTGGATTTGTATCTGATGTACAGAGATGTTACTACAACACCAGAAGAGCGTACATCATTGGTGCCTGGTATGTTCAAATCCATGCTGCAAAGCATCAAAAGTTTCTTTACAAATGCTCTGAGCAACATACCCAATATGCCTGTGTTGGGCAACATTTACAGATTTGGTCAAGGCATTCAACGCATTTTATCTGGGGATGTTGCAGGAGGCATGAAACAAAGCATTGAAGCAGTTGTTGGATGGATTCCATTTGCAGGAGGAGCTATTTTGCAAGCATTTGATGCACTGTCTTCTTTCTTCACAATGTCTGCTGAACCCATGAATGCAGCATCCAATGTTGCGCCCAGTTCATCACTAGGATCAACCATTGGTGGATACATCAGACAAAAATTCAGTTCCATGGGTTCATTTGCACGTGGAGCCATTGCAGCAGTTGGTGGACCACTGGCAGCTATGTTTGCATCATTTGGTGCCAGTGGAGATGCTGAGTTGTCCAGCATGTTGCGTCAAGATGGCAGCAGTGCCATTGTACAAAACATCAACCAAGTTGGCAATGACATCAACAGTGCATATGCATCTGCTGTTGGCAACATCAATCAAAATGGCATTGGCAAACTCAAAGAATTGGATCCAACATTGCAAAGCTTGAATGCTAATATCAATTCACTCAATGTTGGTTCACTGACTCAATTGCAAGACAAAATGTCCAGCATCAGCAGTGTTGCACAACAAGCAGCACAAAATACGCAACTCATCAGTGACTTTGCATCACGTGCATCAGTCAACATGCCAACTGACATCTCTGGGGTTACAGCTGACATAACAAGTGAACAAAATGTAACCAACAGCATTCTTTCAGACTATTCCAACAATTCACAAGCTCTCATGAGCAGATTGTTGGAAGCCAACATTCAGCAAATCAATGCACTCAACGTCATTGCTCGCATCATGGATGCAAAATCTTTTGATGTCAATGTCAATCCGCAAATAAATGTGCAAGGTGCAGGTGGTGGTGATGCTAGTGTTCCTAATACTCAATTGAATGCACAAGGCCCTGAATAAATAACAACATGGGCAACCTATTTAATTTGACACAAAAAGATACCAGCACCAGAAAAATTGCAGGTACAAATACCAACCGCATCACTGCTGTGCCAGTTAATAATGTATCACCTGCCAGTGTGTTGAGACAAGTTGAGAGCAGACCACTGCAAGGATTACCCAAAAACCTCAGCAAAACCATCAAGCAGGTCAATGTAAAGAATACACTGCCATCCATTACAAAAACTACTGGACTCATTGATGTCATCAACAATTTTGATTGGACAACTACACCATCACGTGCAGGTGCAGGACAAGATTTCAAAGTGCCAGCAGTCAGAATTCAAGAGTTTGAAATGAACAGGTTGAGTGTCATCAACTCTATAAGATATCAATTGGAAGCATTTTCCAGTATAGTTGGTGACAATGCTGATGCTTACTTGCGTACCATTGAAGCACTCAAAGCAGCATCTTCTCCGGTAGTACCACAAATCACTTCAACAGGGGGCACTAACACTGGTATTGTTGCTGGCAATGCACTTTTAAAAATAAACAGCATCATTACAACAGCTGCTGATGCTGTGGGGGTGGATAATTTATCCTTGTTTGTTAAAGACGCAACATCAGGATTCACCAGTGTGCTGGCCAGCTTGGGCAGCAGAAATGAAAGTGATGTTAATTCTCAATGGCTTAGCATGCTCAATGGATTATATACACTTACATCCACACAATTTGAATATATTTTTCCATACATGGAAAATCATGCCATGGATGCAAGTCCCAGGTTTGCAAGCTTTGACAGTGTTTTGAAGGGTGGTATTTCCAAAGGAGTAGCATCTGCTGTAAGTAATTTGACTCAAGGAGACCTTTTATCAGCTCCAGAGTTGTCACAACCAGGTGTTTACATTGAACAGCCACAGCTCATGGACATCAGCAGTTCCAGCAGTTCAGACATCACAGTAACTTTTCCACTGCTCAACACATTGAGTTATGAAGGAGCAATCAAAAATTATCAATTGCTGTGGTTGTTGGCATTTCAAAACAAACCATACAGAGAATCAAAAACAGTGGTATCACCTGCCAAAGTGTATCGTGTATATATACCAGGCACCAAGTACATGCACTTTGCACACATCAGCAATTTGAATGTAGATTTCTTGGGTGTCAGAAGAACAGTCAGAATGCCTATGCCTACTGTTGCTGGAACACCCAGCCAAGTCAATGTTGTTATGCCAGATGCTTACAAAGTATCTGTTACATTCAAATCACTGACAACTGACATGGGCAACTTGATGATTGAACAACTCAAGAGAGGAGCACAATTCTAATGGCCAAACAAAATGATACACCCCAGCTTGCCAGCATTGCACCCACCAGGTATGAAAACATATTTGATGTTTATCAAACTACAGATGGCAACAACTACTTTTATTACAACTTGAGCAAAAGAGTCAATTTGGAGATTGGCAGCATAGATCCTGAGTTTTTGGACTACTACATTTGCAATGGTGAACAACCATTGACAACCATCAGCTACAGAGTATACAACACCATTGACTTGTGGTGGCTCATTGTGTCTTTGAATCAGTTGAATCCAATACAAAATGTACCAGCTGGCACTGCATTGGCTTTCATCAAACCAGAATACATAGATGGTGTATTGCAAATAGTAAACTCATGATTCAAAACATTGGCAACATCAAATATGACTACAATGTCAGCATCAAGACATCTGGCTCTGTAAATGCAAATCCCATTGCTCTCAATGCTGATGCAGTCAATTTGTCCATTGTAGACAACGTTTTTCAACCATTTGTCAGCAGTACAATGGTTATCACAGATGCATCTAAATCCATTCAACCCAGCGGCAATGGTGATGATGAAATCATCATTGATATAACACAATTGGATGATGCACAAAGGTTTGGCAGCTCATCCAATGCAGGCAATGCTTATAAAAAAATCAAAGGCAAATTTTTTGCTTACAAAACCAAAGCTGTCAATGATTCTGTTTCAATGGTATTGACGCATGCCTTGGAATCAGAAATGTACAATGCAGCTGATATCAACTCATCAGATGTTGCAGGTGCAAAAGAATCAACATTGCTGAGTGATGATGAGAGAGCAGCTTATACAGGAGATCTCATCAAAGCAATTTTGACACAAAATTTAGGTGCACAATACATTGGCTCCAATTTCAATCAAGGCAATCGCAAAAAGTTTTATTATACAACTGCCAATGAGCGAGCCATCAATGCTATTCTTTATTTGAGAAACATACACACATGCTCTCAAAATGTTCCATGCATCTTGTCTCACAGTACGTACACAGACAAAATCAGCTTTATATCCTTGGCTGACTACTTTAAAAATCATCAAAATTACCTCATGGGTGAATCTTTTGTATACTCTGCTAAATCAGCAGGTTCATTGGATTCTGCCAAAGCAACCAAGTTGCCTGCAGGTGCAGGCCCCATTTTGGCCAACTTCAGCGAAATTCAAGGCGAGCCAAGCATTACACCTTTCACAGATGCATGGAAATATCTTTCCAACAGCAAGACCATGGTGACAGACAGAAGCAACAAAACGCAATCCAACTTTGCAGTAGGTACATCCAGCAAAGTTGAAGAATTCAATAAAATTTTTGTTGACCCATTCAAAAAAATATACAATGCAGTTGCAGCATTTACATCATCTGTTGACAATGATGTAGGCAATGCATACAGCAGACCAACGTTTACAGCAGAATCCAGCAATTTCAATGCTATTCAAGAGAGCAATGCTATGATTAAAAATTTATTGTTTGGTGGCAACATCATCAGATTCAATGTTGTTGGTGCACCTTGGAGAAGAAGTGCAACATTTGTTGATATCACTGCACAAGGCATCTCCAGCCCAGAATACAACAAAAAAATTGCTGGCAGATGGTTTGTAACACATGTGGAACATAAATTTGATCGCAGCAAAGGATATACCAATTACCTTGAGTGTGTTAGACCATACAATGTTGCGTAAATACTCACATGGTACTTGCATCTACAAAAGCTCCTGAAATTATTTTTGCCACTGCCAAAGTGAGCCCAGAGTGGCTGCAAAAACGCACCAACATGTGTCAAGCTTACTTGGACTTCAAAACTGAGTATGATTTGGCATTTGCTTACAAAAGAGCATTGGAATCACCTACTCCCATTGATGCATTTCGCAACTTTGCAAAACAATTGACCATTGCAGGGCCCAGTTTGGATCCTCAAATGCTGGATTTTTTCAGACAGAAAATTACCAATGCATTGCCACCCAGGCTTGCAAAGCTCATTGAAGATGAGATGGCCACTGCCTTGGATCAAGCCAGAGATTACAACAGATTGGATCCATTGGTATTTGAGCCCAACACCAAGTTTTCTGGACCCATTTACAATGATGGTAATTTTTTGAGCAAATTGGGCAGAGATTTGCTCAACTGCAATGCTCCATGCAATTATTTTTCAGCCATCAGTGACAGCATTGGATCCATTGCCAATGCACAAAATAAATTATCCAATGATACTGCGCCCATTTGGGATACTACTATACAATTGCTCAATGCACCGCTCAACATGGCTGGTCAAACATTGAACAAAATTGCCACATCATCACAGCAAATGGCAGCAGAAGCAGCAACCAGCACCATGAATACATTCAGACAAGGTGTTTCGCAACTGTTCAGCAGTGAGAAAAAGCAACAGCTGCAAGAGCAATTGGAAAAAGGTGAATCACCTGCCAATGATGCTACAGGTGATTTGTATGTCAATGATCCATCTGCATATTTTGAAACTCAAAACAATGCTACAGAAATAATTGGCAAAATCAAAAATACATTGGGAGACTGTTTCAGATTGTTTGAATTCAATTACAGATACAATGCATTGGACGCAGGCATGAACTTTGAAAAAGCCATGCCAGGCACTTGGCAAGTGGGTGTTGAAAAGGACAGAGGGCGTGAGTTGTCTGTGAGTGGTACTCCTGTGTTGGCAGATGCATCATTGGTGACCAAAGCGCCGTTCATTGTTGCCAACAAAGATGCATTCACCAATTTGAATGCATTGGATTCTGCTCCACCCAACTACAACACTCAAAATCCAGAGCAGAGAACTTCTCGCTTGAAAACAGTTATTCAGAAACTACAACGGATTCTGCGTCAATAGCTGCATCTGCATCTTTGAGTAGTTTCATAAGATCTTGACGAGACATCAACAATTTGGTGTTGTTATCATCTCTGGCAATGTCTTTGCGAGCTTGAATTTCCATGTCTTTGATCATGATGGATGTATTGATTTTCTTGTTGCTGACTGCAATCTTGCTGAGCGTCTCAATGGCTCCATTGGATGCATTGATGAGTTCAGCCATGGCAGCAGCTGATTCTTCACCAGGTGTTGCAGTCAAAAAGTCTCTGTATTCATCCAAAATTTCCATGCTCTTGGTGACCAAATCAGCAGTCTTGTCAATGACAAATTGCTCCAACTGCTCTGGTGTTAAATTTGGCGTTTGCTCCATTTGTCTTCTGGCAGTTGGCAAACTTTTGAGTTGACTGAGAATGTTTTCAACTTCTGGAATATCTTGGCTCATGTATTGTATTTAGTGCATTGATTTCAAAAACATAGGTGTTAATGTATGGTATGAAACTTGAACCCAACTACCTGCTATTTGAAAAGACTCATGCTGATGCCAAGCTGCCTGTTAAAAACCATCCTGATGATACAGGCTATGATGTCCATTGTGTAGAAGACAAAGCAATTGCTGCACGTGGTTCTGCTGTTGTAGATGTAGGGCTCAAGTTTGCCAATATTCCAGAAGGGTGGTGGGTAAAGGTGGAAGGCAGAAGTGGCCTTGGCTTCAAGCATGGCATTGTGCCACATCCTGGCATCATTGACAATGGATATCGTGGAGATGCAGGCATCAAATTGTACAACAACACTGATGTTGATTATCAAGTCAAAGCAGGTGATCGCATTGCTCAGTTTGTATTGTATCCACTGGCGCCAGACTTTGTTGTAACATTTGGCGAGACACAACAGTCATCTCGTGGTGAAAAAGGATTTGGCTCTTCTGGCAACTAATATACATTGATTTATGAACTACCAATCTCTCTGGATTGAAAAATACAGGCCGCATTGCATTGATGACATTGTCATGGATGCAGATTCAAAAAACCTCATCAAGCAATATTGCAGTCAGCAAGAAATTCCCAACATCTTGTTGGTGGGCAATGCTGGCATTGGCAAGACCAGTTTGGCACGCATCATTGTGCATGACCAACTCAAATGTCAATTTTTATACATCAATGCATCAGATGAGAGCGGCATTGATACCATTCGCAACAAAGTCATTGGATTTGCTCAAACCAAGAGTTTGGATGGCAAAATCAAGATTGTGTTGTTGGATGAGTGTGATGGACTGACTGATTTCTCTCAACGAGCACTGCGCAATGTCATGGAAGAGTATGCCAAGCACACTCGCTTCATCTTGACAGCCAACTATGAGCATCGCATCATTCCTGCTTTGCAGAGCAGATGTCAAACCATGAGACTCAAACCAGATCTCAAAGATGTTGTCATGAGATGTTGCAACGTATTGAAACAAGAGAACATCAAGGTTCAAGACATTGATAAACCAATGTTCATTGACATCATCAAAGCCAGCTTTCCAGACATTCGCAAGACCATTGGAGAGCTGCAGAGAGCTTGTGTGTCAGGTGAGTTTACTGTTAAACAGAGTTCTTACAACAATGAGTTTGTACAACAGCTGCTTGATATGTTGAAATGCAAACAAGACTGCATGCAAATCAGAGAATTCATCATTGCCAATGAGAGTCAGTTCAGCAATGATTATCCTGGATTGCTCAAATCATTGCTGCATACTGTATATGCAGATGCAAGCATCAAAGACAAGCAAGTATACATCTGCAACATTGCAGAACACATGTACAGATCATCCTTTGTCATGGATCAAGAAACCAATGCATTTCACTGCATCATCAACATTACGACATGTATTTGACGTAATAGTTGGTATCTTTGCTTTCAGCTTCACCCTTGGCAGGGATCTTTTTGTTTTTCTTGGCAAGATCCAACTCTGTCTTTTTGAGCTTCATGTTGCCTGCATCAGTCATGCGTGTTTGTTGAGCATTGAGCTTGTTGCTTAAATTCAGCATTTCATCTCCTGAATCTGCCACCTGGTGAATATTCACAAGTTCTGGCTTGAGAGTAATCATGTTGTCTCTTTTGATGGCTGAAGGAATTGGATCCAAATTGACACCAGTGCTGATGCGGTGCAGCATGTCTTGACTCACTGTAGTAGTACCAAAATAACGACCACCACCGTAGTCAATGGCAATGTCAAGAAACACAGTGCCATTGGTATTGTTTTCATTGCCGGGCTGTGCACTTGGATATTCATTCTTGATGTACACTACTTTGAGATTCATTTCTTTGCCCATGTCAGCAATCTCTTTGATGCGTTGCTGCATTTCATCAGAGCATTTTTTGAAATATTCTTTGGTAACAAAGCCATCTACAAATTTGACTACATCACCAACCAGAAAACCTTGTCTCTGGAAACGGGTGAGCATGGATTCAACTAGAGGTAAAAACTTGTGATTCATTACAGATTATTTATGCATCCTGGTGCTTAAATAAGAGTGTGGCCAATATTAATGTAAATTTTCAACAAGTTAAGCCTATTCTGCGCGTTCCTGCACCACAAACCAGGCAGGATGAGCAGTTTATTTTTGTTGATATTAACTTGTCTGACAATTTTGCACAACTCAATGACATTGAGCTTTTCAAGCCCAGCCAGATAACTGACCTCAAAGCTGATTATGATGTAGGAGCCATTCGCAACAGCATCATCAATATGTTTTTGACGTCTCCAGGTGAAAAGATTTTGAATCCTGAATTTGGCATTGATTTGAGAGACTATTTGTTTGAAGCAATATCTGATGGCATTGCAGTCATCATTCAAAATCAAGTGCTCAACAATCTCACAATTTTTGAGCCACGCATCATTGTCAATGAAGTCAATGTGATTCCTGATTATGATAACAGTCAATATGAGATAAATATAGATGTTGCTGTCCCATTCATTGGGGTTGATGAATACATCATCAAAACCTATCTCAATGCCAATGGATACTATTTTGCCTAATTATGTCTAACTCTACACTCACAGAATTCAACTTGCCACAAAATGCTTATGCATCTTTTGATGCACAAAGCATGAAAGCATTTATG